CATCCATCCCCTCCTTTCGCTTGCTAACAATATTAGTATTATATATATCTGTATCGTTGGCCTGTTGTTTAATAGAAATATCATACACAAAATCGGTATAATCAAAAGAACTATCAACTCCATTATCTTTTAATTGCTCCTGCAATTGGACAACGGCTTCTTTACCATGATGAGCCATAAATCTTAACGAATTATCTACTAAATCCCGCTTTATACGCTCATCTTGCATATTACGTTTATCTATCCACTGCAATTCTCTAATTGCAACATCTTTTGGCATGGGACAATAGATATTCTGCCCCTTTTCTACAAACATAGATTTTAAAAACGTCAACTCTTCAATTCGTTCACATGGTACCAAATTTGCAGTTTTATTAGCCGAAGTGACCTTATACCCAAGATCACTGCAAACATCGGCTATGGTACACCTATTAAAATACTGAAGAGTGACATTATCGGCAACACAGATCACATCGTCACCGTAAGTTATAAGTGCAACATCACGTTCAAAATCACGTAATGTTTCTGGTAAACACATAGTACGTCTTCCATTTAGATAAGAGACTAATATTAACCAGACATTAGTTATTGAATTAAAAACATCCGTCATAGGATTACCGGATTTATTCCCTTGCTCTGTAAACATAAGATGATCACCAACTACAACACAACTATTTTGCAATATATGTAACAATGCATGCCTAACAACATTTTGATCTTTATAATATTCATCAACAACTTCCCGAAAAAAGTCAAATGCTTGAGTTGAAACTGACCCATCATAATTTGAGTAGTCAATATCAAAACCTCTCGACCCTTTAACCCTTAGTTGATTCAAAATATTCTTCCATGCTGCCTCCTTATCTATACCAATAGCAGAACATGAAAACGTTCCTGGATTACTTTTAATCCAGTCCAAAAACCGACCAAAATATTTGCGCACTAACAAAGAAAATTCTAAAGGAGGCTGTTCAAAAACTCGCGTTTTACCCTGAATAACCTTCTCAATACTACGTAATTCATCTTTAAGAGTTGCCACCCACAGTAGATCAGGTTCAATAACCCCTAACTCACATTGCTTTTCTATAAACTCATAACGCTGAGTAAATGTCATATCATATATGGGAATAATGCGCGTTCTTGCTACATCAGTAAATTCACGAACCTCA